TTAAGAGGAGTTCCTTTTAAGAAAGTGGGTGAAAGTGAATGAGCGATGTTCCTATTGGTGCATACACATTTTCGGATTCTTATTTGAGAAAGCTTAAGAAAGATGAGTTGATAGAGCATTACAGAACACTGGAGAAAAATTGGTTTAATGAAATTAAATCAAGCAATATTCAAATTGATAATTCAAAGAAACTGCTTAAAGAAGAATATAACAAGGCAGTTGATGATTTTGCGGAATCGGTCAAAAATTTAATCGTAGATTTGTCTGTAATCAGGTTTAAAGACATTGATGAGATAACAGAACAGTTAAAGCGAGGTGATTCAGAATGAGTGGTGGAAGTTGGAACTATTTATATGCAGAAGAGATTGGCGACCTCATGCAGTACAGAGACATTGAATTGCTGGAAAAAATGGCTGATTATCTCAATCAAAACGGATATGAAGATGTAGCAAAAGATACAAGGCGGTTAGTTGAATATATCAAATCAGCTAAAATAAGAGTGGAAACGCTCTTTGAAATGTTAAGCCCTGTTTTTAAGGCTGTTGAATGGTGCTGTAGTGGGGATTGGGGTAAAGATAGAGTTGGCAAGGCAATAGAAGAATATAGGAATGGAAAAGGTGATTCAGAGTGAGTAAAGCATACAGATGTGATGTTTGTGGCAAATTTTGTAGCGATTGTTATGAAATAAATGGCTTTGATATTTACACTGATGATTACGCAAAAAGAGGCTATTCAAATGTTGATAAAAAGACAGTGATAAATGAAATATGTAGTGATTGCTATAACGATATTAAGACCTACATTCACGATAAGGTATTTGAAGCAGCTAAAAAGCGTATAAAAAATTCAATTAACTAGAAATCAAAGAAAGGAATAGGTTGTGCGCACATAAAACCGAGGTTTCCTTTTGGTAGATTTAGAATGAAAGTCCATTGTTTATTTGAACAGTCAGGAACATTCAAGAACGCTTTCAAGAAGTATGGAATTGAAGCCTACGACTATGATATTCAGAACGAGTTCGGAGAAACCGACAATGTAATGGATATATTTTCTGAAATAGAGGGTGGGTACTTAGGAAAGCCGAGCATATTTGATAACTTTTCTGAAAACGATATAGTATTTGCATTTTTCCCATGTACAAGATTTGAAGCTAAAATACCTTTATCATTTAGAGGAGAATCAACACAGCAGAAAAAGTGGTCAGACGAACAAAAATTGCTTTATTCCATGCAACTGCATAATGAATTGCATGAACTTTATGAAAAAATATCTCAGTTAGTAATTGTTTGCATAAGAAAAAATATTAAATTAATTATAGAAAATCCGTATACGCAGCCACATTATCTTAGTACATACTGGTGTTTAAAACCGAGTCTAATTGATAAGGACAGGACGCTTAATGGAGATTACTATAAAAAACCGACACAATATTGGTTTATTAATTTTAAGCCAAAGCAAAACATACTGTTTGAGCCATTAGAGTGTGTTCTGATAAGAAAAATCGGAACAGTAAAAGGAACTGAAAATACTAGCCGTAAAACTGAAAGGAGTCTTATGCATCCACAATACGCAGATAGATTTATAAGACAGTATATATTAGACGAAAAATACTGGAAATAAGGAGTTGATAAAATGGCAAGAGATAAAGGATTTGAACAGCGTATGCAGGGCATGGTCTACGCTTGCAGACTTGCGCAGGAGCAGGGTATAGAAGCACTTGTAAAGGATGTAAAGCAACGTGGTGTGACGAAAGTAGACATAACTGCATCCGATAAACAACTAGCTGATATGTGGGGCGCACTGTCTGATAATATCGGACAGAACATGCTGACTACGGTTGTATGGGTGTTACATGATGCTTTTGGATTCGGACAGAAGAGGTTACAGCAGTTTATGACCGAATTTGACAAGGATACAGCTAATCTTATGAGCCTTGACTATATGGGTGAACATTATGTGACACTGGAAGATTATGCGGTGGAGTTAAATCAGAAGTATAACTTGGGGCTGGACGTAATCAAGGCAACACTTGCAACGGATATGGCAGATAAACAGGATTCAAGAGTCGGAAATGTTGACAAGGTAACAGGTATCATTAATGCGCTTAGACTGGCAGGACATGAAGATGCAGCGGCGTATTTGGAGAGTAAGAAAGAGGTGTGAGAATATGGGAAACAAACATACTATGAACGATCTATACCAAATGCAGTCACTTCCGCTTTCTGCAAAAATAAGAATGACTGCACGTAGGATAAATGAATGGGTTAATGAATTTGGCGAAGATGGAGTGTATCTGTCATTTAGTGGTGGCAAAGACAGCACAGTTTTAGGACACATAATCAGAGAAGTTTGCGGATATAAAAATATTCCTTTTGTATTCGTAGATGTTCCGACACAATATCCAGAGTTAAAGGAATTTACACAGACATTTGATAATCTTGTAATTTTAAAACCTAAGATTTCATTTGCACAGGTTTGTGAACAGTATGGATTCCCGATGATTAGCAAGGTAGTGTCAAATTGTGTAAGCGGTGCGAGAAAATATGTTAAATACCTTGACAGTCAAAAATCTAACAACGCAATCTTAACAGACAGACAATTCCATATGCTTGCTATGTCAGACCCGTTAGGAATAGAAAGGAGAATAAACAAGAAGAACGAACAGCACAAGAACTTGCAGATCGGAGTTATCCCTAGCGGTTCAGAATACAGGTTACGCAGACTGAATGGAGAACTGAAAGATAGTAAAGGCAATTATAGTCAGTTTAATCAAGAAAAATATAAATTCTTTCTTGACGCACCTTTTGAGATAAGCGACTTGTGCTGTGACATTATGAAGAAAAAGCCTGTGCACGATTACGAAAAGAAAACGGGAAGAAAGCCTATTATAGCAACTATGGCGAGTGAAAGCGTTATACGTACACAAAAATGGCTAAAGGACGGCTGTAATGCTTTTAATGTAACAAAACCACATAGCAATCCTATGTCATTTTGGACGGAACAAGATGTATTACTTTACATCAAAGAAAACAATCTGCCGATATGTTCAGTTTATGGCGAAGTAGTCACAGATTATGAAGCTGTGGGGCAATGTGAAAATCAAATGTCATTTGCGGATTTTGGTATTTTTGATAAGGAAAGACCATTGCTGAAAACAACAGGATGCCAAAGAACAGGCTGTGTACTGTGCGGATTCGGTTGCCATTTGGAAAAAGAAAGCAGATTTTTAAGGCTGAAAGAAACACACCCTAAATTCCATAATCTGCTATATATTTTGAAAAACAATGGCGTGACATACGCAGAAGCTATTGACTGGGTAAACGAACATGGTGGTTTTAACATTAAATATTAAGGAGCGTGAGTGAATGACGGAGAATGAAGCAATCGAGAGATTGAAGTGCATGAGATTATTTATGAAGTTGGAGGATAAAGAAAATAAATCCAAATTTCTTGACAGTGATTATGAAGCAAACCACATGGCAATAAAGGCACTTAAAAAGCAGATACCGAAGAAAGTTAGGTATGAAGATGTTGGCTATGAACAGTATGGCAATGTCAATGTATATGCTTGCATATGTCCATCGTGTGACTTAGAAATAATTAAATTCGATGACAATGATGTTTCTGAAAAATGCGAAAGTGATGATGTAGAAAAAATGTTTCACAGCAGTATGGCGCATCATGCTTATGTTGGATTGAATAATTATTGTAACAGATGCGGTCAAAAATTGGACTGGTCAGAAGAAAGCGAGGAAAACAATGAAACTGATTGATGCAGATGCACTAAAGAAAGATTTAAAATCGGTTACTTTAAGCAATGGAACTTTAGTAAATACAAATGCAGTATTGTATTTACTAGAAGAATATCCGACGGCTTATGATGTGGATAAGGTTGTGGAACAGTTGGAAGAACTAAAAAGAAGATATGATATCGAGGAATTTGGGATTAGAGGAGTTATTTGTAAAGCAATCGAGATTGTGAAAGGCGGTGGAATGAATGACAGAGAATGAAGCAATCAAGGCAATAAAAGATAACAAGCCTACAAGCGGTTATTATATTTTGAACGAAGCATTAGATATGGCAATACAGGCACTTGAAACAGTACAGAAATACAAAGACCTTGAATCTGAACTATCTAAACGCAATCTGACAATTGACCATATCAGAGAATACATGGAATTTGAGGACGAATGTGTGGAACAGGAATTTACTTTTAAATCTCTGTTGGAAGCAAGAGAGAATCAGAATAGAAAGAAGCCAATTTTAAGTATGTATGAAAAAGGTTGTATGGCTATTGATTATTCAGATGGGCATGGAGAAATAAAACAGACTGAAAGTAATTTCTGGCGTTGTCCTAAATGCAAATCAGTTGTGGGAGAAAGAATTATTGTACATGGCAGGATTCACGACCAGCGGAAAAAGAAATATTGTGAAAATTGCGGTCAGAGAATCGACTGGGAGGGAATTAAAAATGAGTGATGCATGGAAAACTGTACTTACAGTGATTGTTCTGATTGTTGGTATGGTGATTGAAAGTAGATGTGATAGTGAATATTGAAGAATAAATAAGAATTTAAGGAAGACAAAACATGATAAAAAATAAAGAGCTTTTAGAGATGATAGAAAAAAAGAAACAGGAAGTGTCTTGTGATAACTGCAAACATTGCAACTTAGGGGCATATCATAGTGGAAAATGGTATTGCAACAAAAGAAGCGTGTTTGATGTAGTTACAGACATAAAGGAATGTTTTGAAAGAAAATAAAAATTTAGGATGAAAATATGACTGAAATAGAAAGATTGGATAAAGAAATTCATGAACAAAGAGAAGAAAATTTTGGGCTGTATTCTATATTTCAATATAGACTTCAAGAAGAAGTGATGCAGCCACTCATAAAGGAATGGCGAGATGGGAGCAATCATTTGAAACAACTAATTGCAAAGAGAAATATGCTTATACAAAGCAAGGAACCATCTTTTGCCAATGAAAAAAAGACCTTTGTAAATGGATATGGTGAAGCAACAAAACGAGAAATCACATCATCAACATATACTAGGGCTGAAAAAAGATTGTCAAAGCAAATAATGAATTTTGTGAGCTAAACTAAGGATTTAAGGAGAATTGAAATTATGGAGAATGTAACAGGAGCATATGCCCTATATGAATTTTTAAAAGAATTGGTAGAAAGTGGCAAACTGAAAGAGAACAATGATAATTCAGAAGTTTACTTTATTGATGAAGATAGCTTTGCTCATGGTATAACAGATTATTCGTTTGATGATAATCAAAGTTTGATTCTTTGGTAAACTAAGATTAAAGTTTAGTGGAGGTACAAGATGAAAGAATTTCCGATTATGAAGAATAAGGGTAAGGAATATATTCCTTACGATGTTATTAAACCGCATGAGGAACAGGCATTAAAAAACCACTGCGGACAGACATTAGACAGGTTGGCAGAAAGAGGAGGTCTGTCTTGGGCGGAAGCGTATGCGGTTTTAACAGATAGTAAATTTCCTAGTATAAAAGAGTATATTTCAGAAGAATTTTATGAGAAAAAAGTCAAAGAGATTGTATCAAATACAGAGTTAAACTAAGTATTTTATGAATAATCAGATAACGCTTGAAGAAATAGGAATGATATTGCCAACATCAGAACAACTCAAAAAAGATTTCAGTACCGCCGTAATGCCGTGCTTTGACTGCATATGCAACCATTGCGCAAACTGTACAGAATGTTGGGATAAATGTACCGGAGAAATGGTCGAGCCGTGCTATGTGTGCGAGGACTGCAGGAATTATGACGGACGGGGCAGGGATTTATGGCGATGCGAATGTGATCGGTATAAAATCACGAATCAATATGCGAAGAGAAAAAGAGAAAAGATTCGGATTGTGAGGTGAAAAGATGTGTACAATGGAATGGAAAGAAGTTAATCCAGAACAGAATAAGAATTTAGGAGGTAGAGATGAGTAAACGACCGGAAATTACAAAGGAACTATCCATGTCATTGGAAAAATACATAAATCCTAAAAATGACACAAGAATTTATATGGCTAAAGAAGTCACATTTGATTATGCCACAGGACATGCAATAAGAGTGGACTATATGAAATTTAAGCCTGTTAATAACACAGTTTCCGGAATTGAAAAAGGGGATTTCTATTGTTATGAAGTAAAATCTTCTATTGAAGACTTCAATTCAGGACACGGCTTGAACTTTATAGGCGATTACAATTATCTTGTGATGCCAGAAGAAGTTTATACGGCGGTTTCAAATAAAATCCCTTACTTTGTAGGGGTACTTGTCCCAACAGAAAGCAGTTGGCGTAATAACTGGAGAGAATTGACAGTAATTAAGAAGGCAAAACGCAGAGACAGAGAAAAACCATTATCGGAAATGCTTTTTATGATGTTCCGTTCTGCGTCGAGAGACAGATATAAAGTATCTTAAACTGAGATTTAGGAGATAATTTTATGGAATCAGAAAAACAGGATATTAATTGCAAGAAGTGTGGTAAATACATTCTGACAGAGCATAGAGGTCAGGACGGAAAAATACGTTGCATTAAAGGCAGTTATCAAAATGGCGTTTATTATGGTATTGAGGATGCATTTTACTGTAATGAATGTGCGAAAATAAAATAGAAAAGGAGTGAACTAATAAGTGCGTTTTTCAGAGCTTACAAGACCAGAACTTGAAAGCATCATCGAAAACGCAAATTTTACAGAAGATGAGCTGGTAGTGTTTAAAATGCTGACAAAAGGAAAGACTATTACAGAAATAGCACAAAAGACAAATGCGTGTAATCGCACAGTTAGCCGAAGAATTGAAAAAATAAAATCAAAAATAAATAGAATCGGAGGTTTGACTATATGACAGTTGTGCTTACACAGAATGGGAAAGAAATTAATCCAGAAGATGTAGTTTTGCCGTCAGAGGTTTTGAAACTGATTGCGGAGCTGATTAATTGACGAAAAATTGATAATAGTGTAGAATGCGTCATGTAGTGAATATGGCGCATTCTTTTATGTCTGATGGAGGAATAAGGATGGAATGTGTCGCATATATGCGTGTTTCTACAGAGAAACAGGCAGAAGAGGGAAACGGATTAGACAGCCAAAGGAGAGATATTGAAAACTATTGCAGAAAAAATGAACTGGTAATTACAGATTGGTACATTGATGATGGGTATACAGGCGCAAATATGGACAGACCAGAATTGCAACGGCTTGTATCAGACTGTGATCGTAAGCGTGTAGGCTATGTTGTTGCTTTCAAGCTGGATAGAATATCACGTAGCATGGTGGACGGTATTTATCTAATTGAAAGAGTATTCCTTAAAAATAATGTGGAGTTTAAGTGTGTACATGACAGTATCTGCTATGATAATCCTATGGAGCAGGCTTATACACAGATGATGGCGGTATTTGCACAACTGGACAAGAATACAATGTTATTGCGCATGCGTGGTGGAATGTTGGAGCGTGTCAAGCAAGGCTACTGGATGGGCGGTGGTAATCTTCCATACTGCTATACATACAGCAAAGATACAGGAACACTTATACCAATTCCAGAACGCAAGGAACAGGCAAACAAAGCAATGGATTTATTCTTGCAAGGATATTCAGACGTAAAAATCCGTGATATGTTAGGATTTAAAAGCGAATTTGTTGTGAAACAGGTACTTACAAGCCCTGTAAACATTGGAATGATACCGTATAAGGGGAATATCTATCAGGGATTGCATGAACCTATATTTAATAAGGAAGTGTTTGAAAAAGCCCAACAATTCAGAGCAATAAGGAAAAACAAAAGGGCAAGTTGTCATAACATTCAAACTAACTTATTGACAGGTTTATGCTATTGTGGAATCTGTGGATGCGCTATGAGATATCAAAAGTGGACGCATGGAAAGCATAAGATTTACTGTTGTTCCAGGAATAAGGACTTGCATTATCTTCCTAACCACAATCCAAACTGTAATAACACCTTGGAATGGGCTTCGGACATTGAAAAAGCTGTAGAAGACGAAATACTTTTAATATCTGCTAATATATCAGACTATAAGCCAAGAGTGAAAGAGTCCAAGTTGGAAATATTGCAAGGGCAATTAGAAAAAGAGCAGACTAAGCGTAAAAGGCTATACAACCTGTATGCAGAGGGCAATGATGATGTTATCAGCATGATTAAAGAAATTGAGAAAGTAATAGAAGATATCCGTAAGCAGATTAGAGAAGAATCCGCAATAGAAACGAATAAAACTAGGCAAAATGTATTTAAGAACATAAAAAATCTTGCCGACATTTGGGAAGATATCGACAAGAAACAAAAAAATATGTTACTAAAAAGTATAATTGAAAAAATCGTAATTAGCAATGGAAATATTGAGATAAAATTGAAAGATTTTTAGCACTACAATAATGCTATTCTATGGTATATATTTACTGCTAATATAGGTATATTGATTTAGCAGTAAAATAGTACCATACCCATGGCATGTGGTTAGTGCTAATGCGCATATTTACTACACTTTTGAGTCACTATAATGGCATTTATTTGTCACTTATAGTGGCTTTTTTTATTTTATGCTTATTACAAAGGGAGGAATAACCCATGAATATTGAAACGGACGAAATCATAGAAAAGTTATGTGCTAGGGAAGATGTACAGGCGATACCGACAATCTACCAAGTAGCCATGACTCATGCGATACAGGAAGTATTAAAAGATGTTAATGAGAATATGCAATCAGCAAAAAGAGATTACTAAATACCTATCTTATGATGATACGAACATATTATATGAGACTGAAAAGTTGAAAAAGGAGAACCAATATGCAACCGTATGTGAATCCATATTACCTACAGCAGAACCAGCAGGGATATCCGCAGTATTATAACCCACTGGCACAGGTGCAAAACAGAGCAATAGATTATCAGCAGAACATGCCAAATACATACCAGCAGAATCAGATTGTGCAGGGAATTAACGGGAAAATAATTGCGGAGATGAGTCAGATAACAGCAAATGATGTGCCTATGGACGGTAGTGTTGCATTTTTCCCAAAGCAGGACCTGTCAGAAGTGTACGCCAAGAGTTGGAATGCAGACGGTACAATCCGCACAGTTACTTACAAGCCTGTTTTGGATAATGAACCTAAGAATGTACCGACCGATACAGAAAAATTGAAATGCGATCTATCAGATGAAGCAACACAGGGAATTATGGATAAATTCGAGGAAATATCTGACAGGCTAGGTCAATTAGAAAAATCTTTGCAATCTCAAAGAAAAACTTCACAGTCACAGAGAAAGGATGATTAAGTATGTTTAATCCTATGCAGTTAATGCAAATGATGAAAAGTGGAAACCAACAGCAGATGGTACAACAGCTTATGGGGAACAGCCAGTTAATGCAGAATCCAATAGCCAAGAATGCTATGCAGATGGCACAGAACGGAGACACTAAGGGCATTGAGCAGATGGCTAGGAATTTGTGCAAAGAAAAGGGATTGAATCCCGATGAAGCAATGAACCAAATTAAAAAACAGTTTAATTTATAAAAGCTAATTCTTGCAAGATTAGAAATAAATTTAATGGAGGTAAAAAGTATGTTTTCAAACAATTGTGCATCCGTTCCGCTTGTGGCGAACATTGACGGAAACGGAAATGGCAACGGTAACTGGGCTGACGGTGGATGGCTTTGGTTTATAGTTGTAATTTTTGCAATTTTCGGTGGCTGGGGCGGCGGCTTCGGTGGCTGGGGAAATGGCAATAATGGTGGAGCGACACCATACTCAACAAGTGCAGTTACACAGGCTGACTTACAGAGAGGATTTGATAATCAGGCGGTTGTGTCAAAACTTGATGGCATTACAAACGGACTTTGTGACGGATTTTATGCAGTGCAAACCGGCATGAATGGCATCAACACAAACATTTTACAGACCGGCTACGGCATCCAGCAGGCGATCAACGCTGATACGGTTGCTAATATGCAGAATACAAATGCTTTGCAGGCACAGCTTGCTAACTGTTGCTGTGAAACCCGTGAAGCTATTCAGGGAATTAATTACAATTTAGCAACTAACACCTGTGCTTTACAGAACACCATGAACAGCAATACAAGAGACATTATCGACAGCCAGCAGGCAGGAACAAGAGCAATTCTTGACTTCTTGACCAATGACAAGATTGCAACCTTACAGGCAGAGAATAACGATTTGAGAAGAGCTGCTTCACAGGATAGGCAGAACGCACTTCTGACTTCAGCTATGAGCGCACAGACAAACCAGATTATTGACGCTGTAAGACCGACACCTGTACCAGCATTCCCTGCATCTAACCTCTACGGTTATGCATATAACGGATGTGGATGCAACACAGGCTGTGGATGCTAACAACAGAATATCGGTAACTTAATCAAAGATTATGTCTGCGTATAGCAGTGTTACAGGAAACTAAAGGGCAGGCAGTATAGTCTGCCCTTTTCAATTTTATGGAGGTAAATTTATGGAAATTACAGCAATTGCATTACAGACGGTAGAAGCTGGACAGGATGTAGCTTTCACAGAAACAGCGGTAAACGGTACAAATTGCATTGTCCATAGACAGGGCAGTGGAATCATTAAATTAAGGGGAATCACAAACCAGTGCAGGGCAAGATATCTTGTGGGATATTCTGGGAATATACAGATACCTACAGGCGGTACAGTGGATGCCATATCACTTGCTATTTCTGTAGACGGAGAACCATTGCAGTCAACAAGAATGATAGTTACCCCTGCGGCTGTCGAGAACCTTTTCAACGTCAGCGCACAGGCATACATTGATGTTCCAAGGGGATGCTGTATCACAGTATCTGTTGAAAATACGTCTGCACAGACAATACAGGTGCAGAACAGCAACTTAATTGCAACAAGGGAAGCATAAGGGGGCGTATATTATGGATATCAAAAGAATGCATGATATGATCGAAAAACTGTCTGAATGTGCAAAGTCCGAATTTGACAAAGGCATTGAGAGTGTGAATACGGATGAAATGGGAAAAGTAACAGATATGCTTAAAGACCTTGCGGAAGCCATGTATTACCGTACATTGACAAACATCATGGAAGAATATGACATAGAAGATGTACAGGGAATGCTTGACCGCAGATTTTATGACGATTACCGTTATAAGACTACTGGCAGATATGCACCTAAAGGCAGAGGTAGTTACGTTGGCAGACGTGGCTATGAAGAACCGCCATATATGCACATGATGAACAGGGAAGATTTGCAAGACTGGAATTCTATGTCTGAACGTGAGCGTATGCGTGACCTTGACAGGGCATCAAGAGGACGTATGTACTATACTGAGACAGAACCCATGCGTAAAGACGGTGGCATGAGAGACAGCAGAGAGGGCAAAGCTGGCATGATGCGTAAAGGCTACATGGAAACAAAGGAAATGCACAAGGGAACTACACCACAGGACAAAGAAGCCAATATGCACAGCTTGGAAAGCTATCTGAAAGAATTATCCGAGGATTTGACAGAGTTGCTGCCGTATATGATACCAGAAGAGCGGCAAATGGCAAAGACAAGGATTACCACACTTGCGGCTAAGATGTAAGAAAATAGGCTAGGGCTAATAACTCTAGCCTTTTTAGTTAGGAGTATGCTATGTATTTTACGGTAAACGGTCAAACATGGAAATTAGCTTTTGTTCCTGCCAATAGCCAAGACTTACAGCGCAGTGACGGAACGTACACATTTGGTGTTACAGACAACAACACTAAGACAGTATCAATCGCAAGTGGTATGTCTGCATACATGACAGAACGTGTAATCTGCCATGAACTAACTCATGTCATGTGCTTTTCGCATGATGTGTCTATACCTATAGATTTAGAAGAACGATTGTGTAATTTCATGGCTGATTATGGAAAAGAGATAATATATCTCTTAGATGATTTGCTGGCAAAGTTGCGTACTAATGCAATTTGAGATTGATTTTTGCAAAGAAATTTCAAATTTCCGCAGAAAAATGTTGAAAAAAGATGTGTACCTAAAAATCTCTATGAGAAAAAAATATTCTGAAACAAATTTGACCGCCCCTAGGTGCTTTTCTGACTGGTATTTTCAGAACGGTTTTGAAGCAAAATTTTTTTCGGATTTTCCACAACATTCGGAAAAAAATTGATGCCCCCCTGGGGTGGTTTTTGGACTGGAAAAACCAGGTCAGAAACGTGACCAGATTTATGTGCAATATTTGGAAGATTGTGACCAGAAAATAAATGCAAAACTTTACAATGCTAAAGTGCGTGTATCTGGTGGCTATAGAGCATAGACGCATAACGGATATACCAACAGAACGCACTGTAAGCCACTGTAAGGCAGTTTAAAGCTAACAGGGTACAACTTATAGCACGGATATAGTTATAAACACTCTACGCCTGTTTTATGCTCTTGTCAAGGTACGGTTACTGCATACGGTTATATGGACGTATAACGCACACATAGCCCTGTACAGTAACATGGTACTGGAAAAAGGATGGAAATTTCCCACCCTTTACCAAAACACTATATGATCATTTGCGACTTTGTAGTGAAACCAGTTTCCAGACTGGTATTTGATGCAAGTGTAACCCACTGCATCCGTCCATACTTGCACGATATCCCCATAAATCCAGTTATCAAAAAGTGATTTATGGTACAAATAAAAGTCTTTTGCTGTCATTCGCCCACCTCCTTATATGGCAAAAGCCCCACAATTACATGGGGCTGTAGATTGACCTGTTACCGTATTTCTTGCGTGATTCTATGCGATAGTTCAAGAAATTATTACATTCTATGAGCCACGCATACACGGCACTTTCTATATAGCTTTTCCCAGGCTTATCCTCATTAATCCACCAAAGGAAATTATCTATTGATTTTTCAAAATTGCGCTTATCTATATAGTTAATATCCAGACCGATATCAACTATATCTTCTCCCGCTTTTTCAATTCTGATAGCAGTATACACTGTATCATGGTTTTTCAACCATATGTTTTCATTTTCCACGCAATATACTGTCATGTCGTATGCACTGTGAACTTCCTTTTCTTCATTTGCTAATACACTCATTTTTTATCCTCCATATCATTTTTATTCCCTATCGGGTAAAAGCAAGTCGGGGAATCGAACCCAGAAAGTGCCGACCTTGTCTAAATAATTACACCTAAGCGCATACAATCTCGCTTTTTGTCACATACAATTTTCCATTTTTCAAAATTGCCGTTAATATTATCCGTGGTTCTGGTCTCCATCCAGTCAGCGCAAGCTTTCTTGTATTCCTGTCTTGCATCATTTTTCCTTGTATGCAAATCCTCTGTAAATGTCATATAATCAACCATCCTTTCATTATGCGCCCTGTCTCATCAGTGCAGGTGGGGCAGTTCCTACAAACCGCCTTTTGGCGGTTTCGACTATTCGCATTTAGTAAATAAATACAGCGGTATAAAATCCACGACATTCTGTAACGTGATTTTTACACAATTTTCTAATCTCATTTATTTTCGTGTGCGTCTCTTTAGTTGGGTACTGTCCTTCGTAGTCTGTATTTATACGCAATGCAGGAACATCTTCGCCGTTGCGGTTGTAAACAGTAATTAATTCTGCATCATATCCGCATCCAGATAACTTTTTCTGCAATCTCTTTAATTTTTCCATGTTCAAAACCTCTCTTTCGTTTTCTGGTCTGCCATCATCAGAGCCGGGAGACCATCCCACGGCTGACGCTCCAAAATCGGAGCGTTTCGGCTATTCGCAAATTCTGCGGAAAATTTCAATTGTGAGTTCTGCGGCAGCTCTTTTTCTTTCGGACGTGTAGCCGTGGCGTTTGCTCTTTAAGGCTTTTTCTGCTTGCTTGAGGTTTCCAACTCCCCAAGATGCCGCTTTGTTGAGTTTTTCCCATTCATCCGGTGCAACTTTTACGGCTTTAAGTGTTGCCGTGTTGATCTCGTAATTGTCTTTGTCTTCTGGGTGTAAATCTTCGCAAACTGGAATATATTCATGTGTTCCCATGTTTTCACCGATATTCCATACGAAAAAGCCGACAGGAATTTTTTCCACGATTTCAAAAATATCAGTTTTTTCACAAAGTGTAGAAGTGCTATAAATTTTGTTGTTTTCAATTTTTACTATTCTCATGTTGTCGTCCTCTCTTTCTGTGTTTCATTTGATACTTGTATTATACATAAATTAAGCACTAATGTATATTGACAAAACACACAAAATTAAGCACTAATATTATATCAGAAATTGTGCATCATTATTAAGCACTAAAAAGTTATTGACTATTTAAGCACTAATATATATAATGTAGTTATAACAATGCAAAGGAGGTTTGAAGCATGTCAGTAACGGAAAATGAAAAAGCACTAAAAAACAGGCAAGCAGTAAAAAAATGTATGGAAAGCAGAGACAGAATAAACATAATATTACCGCAAGGCACAGTAGACAGAATAAATGCATATGGATTAAAAACAAGCGCATTTGCGAGACAGTTAATATTAGAAGAACTGGCAAGAATGGACAAAATGAAAAAATAATTTTAATTAAGCACTAATTAAGTGTTGACAATTAAGCACTAATATGCTATATTATAGTCAAGGAACAGGTAACAAGCAAAGAGAGGAAAATGGAACATGAAAATAAAAGGAAAATATAAAAGAGAAATGGGCTTCATTTACGTATACAGTAACAATACTGTATACACCATATCCATCTATGACGGCAACTGGAGTTGCTGCAAGGTTGGAAATCGTACAGCAATGGGTCAAATACTGACCCAAGAAGCATACGACCGTTGGGAGTCTGAGTGCTCCAAGGTCGGAGAATTTGAGTTGAAATAGAGAGGAGAAGAAAACATGAAGAAATATTATGTATTTGAAGATAACTATGACGTTGAAATCTTCGAAAGCAAAGGAGAAGCGGTTAGACATTATGAAATCCGTTTAGACAGATTAACAAAGGAAGAGAAAAAAAATTTGGAATATTTTAGACTTTATGAAATAGAGACAGACACGAATCCCAATGATTACGAGGGGGATTTAATTGACTTGATAACAGAAATGATTTTTAAGATTAAATAGGAATGGAAGAATAAGAGAGAGGATGGGTAAATGTTAGAACTATACGGAAACTATTATAAGTTATTTAAAGGTCATGGAACAACGCCCCAGAAAATAACAGTAGTTGCGATAGATGGCTATGATGTTACATATATCATGGGGCATTATAGCAAAGATGAGCTTTTGAGCCGTGGAGATACGGTAGACGAAGCAATAAGAAACATGTGCCTTGTTAAAAACAAGTGCAATGTAAGCAAAATCCTTACGCAAGCCACAAAAAAGCAAATCGAAGCTTTGCACAAGGAAGAAAAGAGAATAAAAAGAATGATTGTGGAAATGGATAGAGCAAAACAGGAGAATCTATAAATTAAAAGCGGTTGCAAAACCTACCAAGTCAACGCAACCGCTACCCAACAAAAAGAAAGGCAGATACATTATAACATGTATCTGAATGGTTAGCAATATGTTTAATTACAAATTATTTAAAAAAGAAATGCAGGAAAGAGGACATGAAGTACATAAGAAATGCGATTATATTGTTATAGAGCCAAATAATAATTATAAAGAATACGGAAAAGGTTTTTTCTCAGCATGGGAAGTAGTTGAAGGTTTTGAGGATTACTTAAAATTTATATCCATGGATCACTTTAACACTTGGATTTACTCTGTTAGATTTAAGATTGCTTAATTAGTATTTGCATTGTATAATATAAATTAAGTAAAGGAGGATTTGCACATGAAAATTGTAGCAGACAATATTTATTTTTATACTTGGACAAGAGATAATCTTGTCCAAAAGTTAGAGGATTTTAACAAGAATAATGAAAAGAAATTATTTGGAAAGTTCCCGGCTACACATTGCAGTGGGCTCATGCGCTATAAATTACTCACTGATGGGTTAAACCTCTTAAAGAGGTTTTGCGCAGATAATGGTGCGGAATTGGTTACTGTCCTTCCATTAGAAGTTGATATGGAAAGGAACATACAGAAACTTATGAAGAAGTGTGGTATTGAAAGATAGGAGGTATTTAATGCGTAAGGTCATAAACGGTAAAATGTACGATACAGATACGGCTACAGCTGTAGCCGAAAATATAGAATATGAGAACGAGCAACCATATTCCAGAGTTACGCTATATAAAAAGAAAACAGGAGAATTTTATTTCTTGTGTGAAAAATTCACAGAAGATAAAAACACCTGGATAGAGCCAATACTGGAAGATGAAGCAAAAGATTTTGCAGAAAAAGTATTAGACGGAGATCAATACGAAGCGGTCTTCGGGAAAGTAGAAGAATAAATTAACTAGCTTAATATATGCAAAGTAATTAGTTTGCTTCGCAAAAAGCACCTTTAAAATGAGGGTGCTTTTTGTTTGCACTATACAATAACATGCGATATAATAGTTATATATAACATGCATATATAGTATGCGATATCTCTTGTTATATCGCAAGAAAGAGAGGAAAACATGAAAGATTACCAGAAAAGAGCAAACGACAACTACAGGTCAAAATTTGATATAGTGCAAATTAGGTTAGTAAAAGGCACTAAAGAGCAAATAATTAATAATACAGGTAAATCTATAAGCCAGTATATACAAGATTTAATAGATAAAGATTTACATAATAATTTTGATTTACCATATACAGCAGAATACCGTCCAAACGTCACAGAATCGTCTAGGACAAATGAAAATGAATTTGACGATAAAATTATCGACAACGATATTAAAATTGATTCTAGGGCATTTAAGAAGCATGTGCCGACAGAAGAGGAAGAGACAGACAACCGTATGCGACTGTTGAAGCTACAGGAAGAGATAAACGCAAGGAAGACATGTATTATTAAGCCTGTAGAGCAAAAGCCAACACTGACCGACATACAAATACCAGATAAACCACCATTTTAAACCTATAAATGTTTCCAAATTTTAACCGATTTAACCGTTATGGATACAAAATGTATACAGCTTGTATCCGTAGTATAGTATAGGTTAGGTAAGGTTAGTATAGGTTATATATCGCGTATACGCGCGAGACAACAAAAAATTTCCTGTTAAGTGCAAAACAGTTTTAAATTTTGGATTTAAAGACAGATTTTTATTATTGGTTTAAATTTCCATTTGCGGATATATTAACCGTTTATCCAACCGATTATCTGCTTGATATTTTTTTAAAAACCTATTGCATTTTTATAAAATGTGTTTTATTATGTCTATAAGCTCATACGAGAGCTTTACGATTAAGATTTACAGGACAGCTTGTAATAGCTGTTTTATACGCAAGAAAAGCCTTTTAAGGCAAATATGTTTTACTTATGCTGTATTTATAATATACAGTGTTTGTATTCCTATTTGGTTTAAAAGGCTTTTTTGTTTTTTCTAGGAGGTGTAAACATGGACAGAAAGAGCATAGATGTATTATCTCTAGCAGAGTTAACAGAGATTGCGTTTAAAGATATGTATATAGATCTGGACGTGGAAAACGCACCGGAAAAGAGAAAAGCCGATATTATAGATTCTATTTGGTCAGACATATACAAAGATGTATTTGAGCCTGGCAAAAACGATACGACATTTAATAACTGCAAATCCAAGCTAAAGACATGGGATGTAGAATCTGTAGAGTCTGTAGTAGATGTATTTATAAAGCTTAATAAGCGCTATGGTGGAGTTATTAAATATAACCAGTTTAGCAATCTAACAGGTATTAATAGATTTACTATAGACCTATGGCATAAAGCTAATAGCACTAACGGTTATATATTTATGTTACCTCAAAATGATATAGATATGGAGTGCAATAATATATATATAATTAATAATAATGGGTTATGTACTAAGTACTATGGTAATGGGTATGTAAACCGAAACGATGAATCAAGTCGACTGCGCTTTGACGTTAAGAAAAAATTACAGGAAGAGATGCAGGACTCAAATACTAACGGATTAAGCAATGACACAATGGGTCATGCGTTAAGAGCTAACAACGAGGATGAGTTGGGCAAACTGTATGAGCCACGCCGTATGATACAGCAGGAAACTATAAGAGCAATAAAAACAGCAGCAGAACTACCTCAACTCGGTGCAATTAATGGCACTATTGGACAGATACAGGATAACAATGCAGTACTGGAAGATAAGGAAAACGGCTAGAATGTAGTATTTATAAGGGTTTCAAGGTTTTTAATTGGATTTAAAATAGTTCGTAAAATTAATATTTTGCGAATAGTTAACGTATGTTTGATTGATGGCATGAACCTGACAGGCATGGGGGAGGGGGTCGGAAGAACGGACGAGACAGCCCCTACTAAGTCAGCAAAACCACCCGATAAACAAAAAGCCCTTATCCAACACGCAGATATTAATTATCCAGACACCCTATTTCTAAAAATTTTTCAAAAATAAAAAAGGAGTCAATATGGTCACAGGAATTATTCTTATATGGATTTTGATTAAGTTACAGGCACCAACATTGTTATTCTGGTTAGCGGGCATGGAAATAACATGGTCAGTTTTTGAAATACTTCTGACCGCTTACAAAACAGGTAAGGAGTCATAGCCATGTTAATCTTCGGCAAGCAAATCACAGACGAGTGTTCCAGATGCGGTAAAGTCTTAGAATGCGAATTGTTCCGACAGGGGCACGGCATTAAATGCGACCGACAGAACATATCAAAGATGCTGGAATGCCAATTTGAACACAGGGAGAAGAGAGAAAATGCGAATAATTAGCCAGAGAAGAGATTTGTCGGTAGATTTTGAGAGTACGCCTATATACGTAAATTACAATCATATATTGGCAATTATAGGAGATAAAGAACGTGTCATAGGCGAATACAGCACACAGGAGCGTGCCATGGAAGTGTTACAGAACATTCATGAGACATATTCAGGACTTCCTGTAATATTTAAAAATATAGAGCCAGATAAGAGCGTTAATGATTTGCTTAGAGAAGCAAAACTAAACGCAGTTTACACTATAAATGCTGACAACGCAGACATTTTCAAATTGGATAATGCAATATTTAAAATGCCACAAGGTTAGGTAACGTACTCAATCGGTTATGTAGGTTCGACTCCTACCGTTACCGTTGTCCTGTTTTTAGCATTTTGGACAGGACGTACACACCATTTACCTTTTCTTCCGAGATAGGTATGTAATCTCCTCTACACCAGTTAGGACTACTGTTAAGGGCGGTGAGAGACCGTCCGGCTGGTATCGGTCGAGTGAAATCCCACAACACTTGACCGCTTGGTGAAAACCCGAACCATAGCTTACGCAGATATGACCGTTACAGTCGGATTCCCCTTTACTTAGTGGCAATAGCTTAAATAGTTACTACGCAAGTGGTAGATGTGTGGCGGAATGGGTAAACGCAAGCAAAGAAACTGATTGATAGCATGTTTGCCGAGTAATAAGCGGAGATTGTCCGTAATTAGCAACAAGCAGCTTTCAGAAATCAATCATGTGAGGTTCAAATCCTCACCACATCAATTCCTTATCTCCACTTAGTCGAGTGCTACTGCAATAGTTCCGGTCGATGGGAGACTTATGGATGGTAGTGGTATAATTGGAAACAGCAAACACTTCCGTGATTAGAAATTGCAGATTTGAAAGCGGTTGGCATGGTTTGGGCTGACAGGGTTCGATTCCTGCCATTCTGATTTTTGCAAGTACCGTAGGTGTTGTTTGTAGTCCGAACCGCCTACGGAAACTGCATAGATAGGAGAGAAAATGAAAGAAAACTATGATACCACAGATTTTGAAAACGCTTTACAATGTAGGACACTTGATAAAGAACAATGGTTCAGACTTGCAAATGCGCCGACTGATGAAGAAATAGAATCACTTAAAAAGGCAAAGGAAATGGGTGTAGAAATCCCAGAAAATATTGCAAACTATTTTAGTGAATACGGTATTGAGGTGTAAGAATGTGTGAATTTTGCGATGGCAGAGAGAAAAGGATTGAAAGCGGCTTCACGTATGGAAATGCTCATATAGTAAAAAATAATTTTGGCTACTCATATTCACTTCGCTATGACAATAGCGCTGATGAATACGGAGAAGGAGCATTTGAGATTAACTATTGCCCTATCTGCGGCAGAAAGTTGGTGTAGTAATGGCAGAACCTTTAAGCAAATTAGCAGAAAAATGTAAAAGTTGCCCAAAATCTGAAAAATGTGACCATAAAAGAATGGAGTTATGCGCTTTAGCAGATTTGCCACCGCAAAATCTTGCAAGTGCTACACAAGGTATCTTGATAGACAATATGTCACCTATATTGAGAGAAGAAATAACAAGTCCTTTAAGTCCATTTCGGTACAAAGACGAATTAGAAAAAGCACTAAATGATTTGCATTTTGGAAATATGTTTATGAATGGTGTTTAGAAAGCTGGAGGAAGATGGTTAAAGAAGCATTACTTGACAACTCAAGTGGAAAATTTATTACATTATCGCTCGATGGCGAAATTGTAAAAGGAGTGGTAAGTATTGATAACATATCAGGTATCTACTCAAAAGACATGGCAAAGGAAATTACAATAAAGGTAGTTGCGAGCGAAGTTAAAGTAAAACTGCCAAATGGTGAAATAAAGGATATATCGGAAATGTAGAAAGTTGGAAGAATAATGGTTAAATGGATAAAAGGCTCAAAAGAAAACATTGACGTTTCAAAACTTAATCAACTAGGAACGGTTACGATAGGCAGAAATGAAGAAATAATTGATTGCACGACATTAGGTGATGAGCCTGTTATCCATGCGAACAGTAAAGAGGATAACAGGATTTTGAAAAGAGTGTTTGGGAGAGATTGAGAGAATGAAAGAAACTATTTTATACATTTCCAAATCAGAAAAAGATATTGTTAGTTTTTTAAAATATCTTCAATCAAAGTTAAAAGCAGAACAAAAGGAATGCACCCTAGATGAAAAATACGATATTTTAAAAGTACCAAAATATTATGATATTGTAGGAAAGAGCATTCACGGCAACAGACTTGGGGTAGGCTACGGATATTGCAAATATTATTGTTTTTCGGGAGCGTATGATAGAAATAAATACAGCAATGCAGAAAATGAAAAACTTAAAGATATTCTTATGCACACAAGAGAGGGTGCAGAGAGAATAACAGGACTTGATATTTTATGTATGCTAGGATTAGTTTAAAAGGCGGTGGAAGAATGAAACATCAAAAAGAATGGCGCACTTGCGACAGGTGTGGGAAAGAGATAATACCTAAATATAGGAAAGAAGTTAAATTTAAGCCAATCGGAAGTTATGGAGACATAGTTCCTATTTTCGAAGGCAATGAGATATGTCTGGAGATCAAGAATGTTCGAAGATACGAATTTCTTGAAAGAACATATGATTTATGCCCTAAGTGCAGGAGAGATTTTGAGAGGTTTATGAAGAATGAAAAGAATACTTAAAATTGTAGCAAAGACATTAATTGAATATGCCAGAATAATTGCTATTTGCTTTGTTGCTTGCGTAATAGGAGCAATTTTTTATATTTTGTTAGGCAAAACAGCATATGCGTGCTATTGGATAGCGGTTATTTTGCTTGTGATTATCAGAGATATAACGATAAAGTCAAAAATGCAGGAAAGCAAAAAGATTAAATTATTACTTTTACAGTATGAGGACGGCAGTACAAGCTTGTGTGTCGGGGATAGGCAAATTAGGCATATGACAAATATTGATATGCATATTGATAAGTTTCAGACAGTACTGGAAGTAGACCAAGTAACAAAAACTGGGAAAGTAACACATGTTGTTTTAATGGACGGTGGAAAGAATGAATGAAAAATTAAGATAAGGAGTTGTGTATAAATGAAGAAAACAAGAAGTAAAATAATCATTAAAACAAGAGCTGGCGGTTATACAAAGATTTATGCCAATGGAAAATGGCAGAAGAGAGTATGTGTTATTGATTATCGCGCAGAATGCAGTAACAAGGATGGTATAAAGGTTACTTGCAAATTTGATAAGAATAAGACTGACAAAAACGGTTCGGTTATTTACGACCCGGAAAAAGAAGAATTTGCAAAAGAACACGTAGTTGCAAGAATTTAGGGGCAAGATTATGAAAATAACAGAAATGAATAACTGCATTGAAGAAATGCGAAAATGCTACAATTTTAAAGATGATGAAACAGAAATTAGACTTACAGATATGATAAGCCATGATGACAAGTATGTTTGTATTAGTACAAGAGACGAAAACGGAACACGAATTGAAATGGTAAGGTATGCAGATAAATTAGTAAATGTTTGATTGCTGATTATCAGCGGAAAAGAGATTTTATGAAAAAAATTTTTAAAACCATTATTCCCATTATTGTTATTGTTGTTAGCATTGTTGCACTGATATTATTTTTAAATTGGGCTAATAAAACCGAAAAATACGAATGTGAAATAGAAGAGATACAAAGTGAAATTTATGTTAGATATCAAAGTACAGCTTCATGTACCCCCGCTTACAACTATGAGATAATTACAGTTTGCATAAATGGACGACTGATAACCTACAAGGGAAGCGTTGAATTTATTTTTGTAGAAAATGAGAACAAAATCGAAGTCACAGAAAAACCTAATATGGTTCATGGCGATAAAGTCATTGTCTATACTTCAAAAGATAATGTTGAATACTTAGGAACTGTAAGAATTGGAAAATAAAAATTTTACCGGCTAACAAATGGAGTTAGTCGCTAATTTTAGAAAGTTAAAGATTGAAATGGGAGAACAAAATATGATTGAAAACTTTAGCAATGAGCAAATTGAACAATTCTTAAAAGAATTGGGAGTTAGCCAAAAGCAGTATAAGAAAATAATTGATGATGTTTCTGCTAAAAGAACCGAGAGCTTTCTCAAAGAAGAAATAACAGAGTTAATAAAGTTGTTTGAAGGAAAGCCGGAATTAAGGACAGTTAATAACAGAGGAAAAGCATATGAGTGCGTAATTACGCTAATTGCAATTACTCTGAACAATCTGACGAAAGTGACAAGGCGTAATGAAAAAGACTCTACGGAATACTGGAAGGTTTCAGCTGTGATAAAATTCCAAGACAAAGAAGAATACAAACAAATGTTTCGAGAGATTATAGACGTGGTTAAGAAGCATAATAGAAAATGGGAACAAAATTAAATTAACCGCCATATAAGTGATTTATGGCGCCAACCTAGAAAAATTATAGGCAGAGGTCAAGGCACTTCTGCTATGCGGAGGTGTCCTTTTTGGCAAGTAAGGATTTAATCAACCAGTTAAAAGGTAATGACAATTACATAGAGCGAAAAGGAATCCATAACATTGTTAAAAATGGGGAATCCGAAGAAGTAATAAATGCCTATGTCAATTCTGCACAGTGGGGTATGTATAATGACAAAGACATACCATTCTCACTGGAAATTTCAAAAAAAACAAAGAAATTAATAGACAGCATAGTTGCGGAAAGCACAGGCGGCGGTCATATTGACGATTTAGAGATATACTGCGGAGATAATAACGCCGAATTTTTAGTCTTAAATAACTACTATGAGGTATTAAGACTGGAATCCGCATATCTGGTAGACAGCTTTTTCCGATATATTGAGATTGACGAAAAAGACCCATACAAGAGATTTTATTTTCCGAGAAAGAAAGTATTACAGCCAGTTGTAGGTGCTTACCAAGAAATATATGACGGTAAACTTGATTTTCTGTCTGTATCACAGCCTAAACGTACTGGAAAAACTACAGGCGGATTGAGACTTGCTATGATGATGGGCGGTCGTGACCCGGATGGCAGTATATTTGGCGTTGGTAAAGGAGAAGGACTTGTTAAAAGATTCTATGGTGGCTTGCTGCAGGGATTTGAGACAGAAAGTACTTATCAACGATTTTTAAGCGTATTTCCAGAAGCGACGAAGATAGGGGAAAATTACAAGAGTGCTGAAAATCTTTCAATTGACCTTAAAAAGAAAAATATATTCCCGACATTCACTTGTAGACCTATAGACGGTGCCATTGTAGGATGTACAGAAGCTAATGTTCTTGTATACATTGATGACTGCGTAAAAAACCACGAAGAAGCAAGGAATCGTGACCGCCTGGAGTTCCTTTGTGAAAAGGTTACGGATGATGTACTTGGACGTAGATTAGAGGGTACGCCTATTATTATACAGGGAACTAAATACAGTCTGTATGACCCGATTACAGCATTGCAGAATAAAGCTGATGAACTGGAATGGCGGTGGCGTGAAGTAGCCGTTCCTGCATTAGACCCTGTTACGGATGAGAGCAATTGGGAGATTCCAAGAAAAGATAAGCGAGGAATCAGAAAAATATTCACGACAGAATATTATCGTAAAGAGCGTAAACTTGTTTCAGAGGAAACATGGGAATCAGAGTTCCAACAATCCCCATTTGAAGCAAAAGGGCGTATGTTTGCTGAAAAAGAGCTTAATTACTTTGAAGAATTACCAATTGACAGAGAACCAGATGCGATCATGGCGGCTTGCGATAGCGCAGATAAGGGAGAAGACAGTTGCTCAATGCCTATCGGTTATGTATACGGAAATGAGGTTTACATAGTAGATGTTGTATTTGACAACGCAGGAACGCAATTTACAAAGCCAGAGTGCGCAAATATGCTTGTTAAACACAATGTAAAGACTGTCACATTTGAAAGCAACAGTGCAGGAGAATATTTCGGACGTGATGTAATGGAGATTGTAAAAGAACTGGGTGGAAGATGCAGTGCAAGGTTTAAATTCAACTGTACTAACAAGATAACCAGAATGGAAAACGCCAGAGACAATATTATTCGTGACTATTATTTCAGAGATTTTAAGAAAATGGACAGGCAGAGCCAGTATTACAAGTTTATGAAAGAACTTACGACCATGACAAGAAGTGGAAAAGTAAAGCATGATGATGCACCGGATTCAGTTGCATTATTTGAAAATGAAATGCGTACAGGAGTATCAGCAAAAGCCGAAGCAGTCCACAACCCATTTAGGAGGTATTAAGGATGCAGACAAGAGAGTATCTTAATCAAATAAGCAGACTTAACAGGATGATTAATAATAAGTTGGTGGAAATACAGCAATTAAGGGAAATGGCTTGCAATGTTACGGCTATACAGAATGATGAACGTGTAAAAACTTCCCCTGACCCAGACAGAATGGGAGTTACATTTTCCAAAATAGATGAAATGGAAAAAGAACTGGATAGAATGATAGACGGTTACGTTGAAAAGAAAAATGTAATCATAAGTCAAATTGACAGCATGGATGATGAAAATGTATATAATATTCTGTTTGCCAGATATATTGAGAAAAAGACTTTTGAAGTAATAGCAACTGAAATGAATTACTCTTTTAGGAATATCACTAGGCTACATGGCAGGGCATTAAAGGAATTTGAAAAAAAATACGGTGAACAGTATATTGAATCATGATGTTGTCCTAGAATGTCCTATATACAGCGTAGTATTATTAAAATGGTTAAAGACCAAATCAATAAGTTTTCACACCTCTCTCAAAAAGGCATCGTCTTCATGACGGTGCTTTTTTAATGCATAAAAGGGGGATTTATTTTGACAGAATCGAAAACAATATACTGCCCTATATGTCATAGAACGGTAGGCAGACATGATATGCGGTCACAGACAAATACAATCTGTAAGTGCCGCAAATGTGAAAAGAGAATCATATACCACTATGACACAGGAGAGACAGAAGCAAAAATATTACCACAAAGAGCCACTTCTAGCGGCGTTTGTTTTGTATAAGGAGAAGCAATGAACAACAGGACTTTTCAAGAATTGGTCAAGGGATGTTATGGTCGAAAAATTGCATATACAGATGTTGAGACTATCACACAAGACAACATTGTAAAAGTCATTGGTCAGTGCGTGGGAGTTTTTTATTTCAACAAAATGGCTATCGAGTACCTTTGGAATTATTACAAAGGTGACCAACCTATCAGATACCGTGTAAAGATATCCAATGAGGATATTATCAATAAAATTTGCGAGAACCACTCTTACGAATGGGTGCAATTCAAGGTCGCCCAGACATATGGCGAGCCTGTCCAGTATATCAGTCGCAAGGATGATGATGAAACCAACAATGCAGTTGATGAGTTGAATGATTATCTTGTGGATGCTAATAAGCAGGAAAAAGATATAGAAGCTGGAGAGTGGCAGTCGGCAACTGGAACATCATTTAAAGCTGTGCAGTTTGCAAATGGAGATATCCCATTCAGAATTGTAGCGCCCAGCCCTATGAACACTTTTATTATTTACAACCGTTCAACGAGAGAGCCGATTCTTGCAGTGCAGGAATTGAAAGATATTGAGGGAAACTGGTATAAACAATGCTACACAGATTCCTATGAATGCAAGATTGTAAATAGCAATGTGCAGGACTGGAAAGTACACGCTTTTGGAAGTATTCCTATAGTGGAATACCCAAATAACCCATCCAGATTATCAGATATCGAATTGGTAATAGATATAATGGACGCTGTGAACAATATGCAGTCTAACAGAATGGACGGCATAGAGCAATTTGTGCAGGCGTGGATAAAATTCATAAATTGTGAGATTGACGAAGAAGAATTTAAAAAAATGAAAATAAACCACGCTCTTGTAGTAAAATCCATTAACAAGGATAACAAGAGTGATGTTGATGTTATGACGCAGGAATTGAACCAGACGCAATGTCAAGTTGCTAAAGAAGATTTGATTGATAATGCCTTATCTATTTTGGCAATTCCAAATAAACAGAGCAATACAGGCGGCGATACACAAGGGGCGGTGCAGCTTAGAAACGGATGGGATTTTTCAAAATCCAGAGCGAAGCTAAAAGACCCACTTGTAAAGTCAGCAGAAAAACGTCTTGCAAAACTGGTTTTAAATGTTATCCGCATAAAAGACCATGATTTGGGTCTTTCTATGAGGGATTTTGAAGTACAAATAAACCATAGCCCACAGGATAACATGTATACTAAGGCACAGACCTTATATCAGTTATTACAGGCAGGCATACACCCACTTGTTGCTGTAAAAACAGTTGGACTTTGGGGAGATGCGGAAAAAACTTATTTAGTTTCTAAACCGTACTTTGATGTATTATGGAAAACCATTGATAATGTCGAAGCAGAGGAAAAGAAAGCACAGGAAGTTATGGAAAAATTAAACAATCAGCAGAATAAGGCAACTACCGAGGAATAATCGGTAGTTGTTTTTATTTTATAAAATTGCACCTATGCGGTAAATAGGAGAGACTCAGCAGGAGCGACCTGCGGTAACAAAAGCGTGAGTTTACGGAGGTAATTTATGACAAGAGACGATGTTTTGAAACTTTTTCCAGATGCAACAGACGAACAGATCACTAATCTGCTGAATCAGAATAATTCAGAGGTTGCAAAGGAAAAAAATAAGGCTAACCAGTATAAGGAAAAGGCTGATAATGCGACTGAATTGCAGAAAAAGCTGGATGAATTGGAAGCTGGTAATCTTTCAGAAGTTGAGCAGGCAAATAAAAACCTTGAAAAAGCGAATGCAAGAATTGCAGAACTGGAAAAGTCACAGGCAATTTCAACACAACGCAGTAATGCCGCTACCAAATTCAATGTAAGCGCTGAACAGGCGGCACAGATTATTAAGGATGATGGCACTATGGATTATGATGCTCTTGCAAAAATTATTTCTGACAAAGAAACTGCGGCGGCACAGGTAAAAGAACAGGAGATTGCAAACAATTCTACTAATCCTGGCGGCGGTACTGCTGGCGGTAATAAAGACAGCACAAAGACAGCGGATGTCGAGAATGCTGAAAAGATTACTTTTGGAAGCAATTCGGCTACCACAGAAGCAAAAAATCATTATGTAATTTAGGAGGTAAAAATCATGGGCAAGCCTATTGAAAGAGATTTTACTCAAAGACTTGGTATTTTAAAGCATTTCCCCTATTTGGGAGCCGCTTGTATTGTTCCGCAGACAATGGCAACAGGAGCAGATGCAAACGGAAGAAAGATCGTAAAAGGTGGAACACCATTTCCATCAAACGATGAAAGCTGTGTCGGATATCTGTTTGATGATGTTGACGTAACAATGGGTGATGCGCCTGGAACTTACGTTTACGAGGGCGATATCGACAATGCGAAACTTACAAAGAATGGAGTAACTGTTGAGGAAACGGCAAAAGCCAAAACCCCAAGAGTTACTTTTTTTGATTAAGGAAAGAGGTGCAAATTATGGCATTACCATTAGCAGAAGCATTTACAGCAAGAAGTCTTGGTGTAATGTGGAATAACTACGAAAAAACTTTAGGTTCTCAACCTTATCTTGGCAGACAGAAGTTTGGAACAAGAAAGCAGGAAAGCCTTGACCTTAGATTTATCAAGGGTAAGAGCGGTCTTCCTGTTTCACTGAAAGCATCTAACTTTGATGCACAGGCAGAGTTAAGAGATGTTGGCGTTTTCTCTGATATCCAAAACGAGATGCCTTTTTATCGTGAGTCCTACATGGTGACAGAGAGAGAGGAACAGGAGTACGATAACTACAGAAACGCAGAGAACGCTTCTCTTGCAAATGATGTACTTCGTGAGATTAGCAAAAAGCCTATGATGCTGATTGAGGGCGCAAGAGTAGTACCAGAGAGACAGATTTGGAGCTTGCTTGCACCGGCTGACGGTGTACCAAAGATTGATGTACATATCGGGAAAAGCAAATATACTGTAGATTATACTTCCGACAATGGAGCTGCACACAAGAAAGACCACTTTGTTGAAATTACAGGAGACTCTGATAAGTGGAATGTTCCAGCAACTGCAATGCCACTTGATGACCTTATCGAGACAAGACGTAACTTTGCTAAGAAAACTGGATATTCTCTGACAAGATATACCATGAATACAGAGACATGGGAAATGGTATTAAAGGCAGAGGACACAAAGAAACAGGTTCTCGGTATTACTGCATATACAGGCGGCATTCGTTTACAGCAGTCACAGGTAACTGAATATCTGCGTGGCTACGGAATCGAGATCGAGGTATACGATAAGTTGTATGTTGACCCTGCTGACGGTCAGACAAAATATTTTGTTCCAACAGGAATCGTATCTTGTCAGTGCGCAGGGGTTTACCTTGGCGACTACGTATTTGGAAAGACACCGGAAGAAAGAAGCGGAAGCTTAACTGACGGAACACTTTCTATCGTAGAGACTGGAATTGCGGTTTACACATATGCAACAAACCATCCAATCAATACTCATTGTGTAGTATCAATGATTGGACTTCCAACATTCGAGGGAATGGATAGCGTTGTTGTTATGAAAGTTGCGTAGGAGGTGATCCAGCGTGTTAGCAACACACACAATTAAATGTGGTGGAAAATGGTACAATGCAGGAGATAACGTGCCAGAGAGTAATTCTCTGGCATCTCCCGTTGGATATACAAAGGCAGACATTAATCGTATGAGAACCGCAGACTTGCAGAAGTTAGGAAGAGAGAAAGGAATTGAGAATGCCGATTCCTTTAGCGGTGCAGATTTAAAGAAAATGCTTATTGATTTAATGCAGTTATAAGGAGTCCGTATGGAAAAATACAGTACTTTACAGAAAGTAAAAATCAGACTAGGACAATTTCATATGGAGGAAGTCACAGACCCCGACACAGGGATTGTGTCTGATGTTACTGTATTTGATCGTAAGGAAGATAACCCACTTATTGAGTTACTGTTATATCAAAATGAGCAATTAGTAATAAATGCTTCTGGAATATCAAGCGCAAAAAAAGAAGAATACTTAAAAAAGAAAGAAGAAGCTATTGTTGAACTTGCGCTTTATGATCGTAACAAATTAGGAGCGGATTACAGTGCCAGCTATTCAGAAAATGGAATAACAAGAACATGGAATAGCAAAGAAGACATATTATGTTATTATGATATTTCTTGGCATGTTAAAGCTCTCTGAATTGTATGAAAAAAAGAAGATTGTGCATGACCTTTTTACTGGAATCAGTAAGATGGTTGTAGGCGGCGCACAGTAAGAGGTGGAGGGCGGTGCGCCTATATTAAATTGCAGGAGATATAAAATGAAAGAAATTTTATTACAGACTTACACCATAGCGTTACCAATATTGCTTGGTTATATAGTTTGGCTTCTGAAGCAACAGAAAAAAGACAAAGACGCCAATAGTAAAGGTACAATGTTACTTTTGCGAGTGCAACTTATCGAATATCACGATAAGTATATAAAACTCGGCGAAATACCATCTTATGCGTATGACAATTTTGTTGAAATGTATAACGCATATCACGCATTGGGCGGTAATGGTATGGTAACCAAAATGTATAACGAAATACAGGAAATTCACTTAAAGAATGGAGGTAAGGATTAAAATGGATATAACATCAGTATCAACAGTAGTTTCAATCGTAGTGATTACTTATTTGATTGGTATTGCGTCTAAAGCAATTCCAAGCGTAAAGGACAATTACATCCCGATTATCGTAGGTGTGGCAGGCGGCATCTTAGGCGTAGTTGGAATGTACGTAATTGCTGATTTTCCAGCAAATGACGTGCTGAATGCTATTGCAGTCGGAATCGTATCTGGATTGGCAAGCACAGGCGTAAATCAGATTTATAAACAGGTCAAAAATGCTTGATATTAATAAGCAGAAAATGAAATACGCCTTGCAGGGTCAGACCGTGACCATTGAGGAAACTGACGAATTTGGAAACCCCGTGTATGAGGGATATACGGACGCAAGTGGAAACTTCATTCCATACCTTGATTCACAGGGCAATCCGATCCCAAAGACAAAGGAAGTAAGCGGATTCTCTGAACCAGTTACGTTCTATGCAAATATCAGTAATAAGCTGTCAGAAGTATTAGTAAAGCAATTCGGCATAGACGATAGTACATCATATGTACAGATTGTTACAGATAAAGGATATCTGCCTATCAACAATGGTGATGTCGTATGGAAGAAATCAGAAGTTATTCTGAATGATGATGGATTGCCAGACGAGAACAGCGCAGATTACATTGTAAAGGGCGTAGCTGATGAGGGATTGACAGCAGATTTATTCCTGTTACAGAAAGTTGTTAAGTAGGTGGACGTATGGCAAAGAAAGTTATCCCAATGACATTATCACAGAAATCCGTACAGAACGTCATAAAAGAGCTTAGAAGCTACCAAAATTCACTGGAAAGAAAATGCGAAGAATATGTAATTAGACTGGCTAAAGAAGGAGAAAATGTTGCAATAGAAGCGATCAACGAAAGCCCGATAGGGAAAACAGTTATATTGCAAGCAAAAAAAGAACCTTCAAAAATGGGATGCAAAGCTATTTTAGTAGCAACTGGGAAAACATATCAAGCAGAAGGAAGAGAGCCTTTCTATACGATATTGGCAATCGAATTTGGTTCAGGTATTTATTACAACCCAGAACCAAATCCAAAAGAAAACGACTTAGGATTTGGAGTAGGAACATTCCCAGGTCAAATACATGCTTTTGAAGATGGATGGTATTACTTGGGAAAAGATGATAAATGGCATTATACGCATGGAATTAGAGCGACAATGCCAATGTTTAAAGCAAGTGAAGAAATTATTCAGAAATATATTGAGATTGCAAAAGAAGTTTTCGGAAATGATTAATATTTCCATTCTATTTGTACGCCAATTATTTCCAAAATTTCCAAAACTTCATTGTATGAAAAAGATTCTTTTCTTAGCCTATTGCTGAAATTTTGAAAAGAATGATTAGTACCATGCTTCGCATTTAATTCATCATTAACTTGTGACATTGTAAATCCTTGCTTTGCTATTGCAGACTTTAAATCATTTTTTAATGACATATTATTCAACTCCTTAATTATAATAAAAAATTATATCATAATAAAAATAAACTGTAAAGTTTAAAATATGACTTGAAAATTATAATTAAATGGTTTATGATTAAATTATAAAATTTAATTTGAGGTGATGATATGGAAAGAAATGAAAAAGGGCAATTTGTAAAATATAGTGGAGTAGTTGATTTAACTGGTCATAGGTTTGGAAAACTTACTGTAATAAAATTAGACAAGGAAAGAACAAAAAGGAAAAGTTACTGGATTTGTCGTTGCGATTGCGGAAATGTAAAGTCTATCAGGGGAGACACACTTAAAGTTATTAATTCTTGCGGATGCATAAAGAAAGAGCAGGATATTAAAAACTTAGGAATAAAAAGAAACCACAATATGACTCACCATAGATTATTTCCTGTTTGGAATTCAATGATGAATAGATGTAACAATCCGAAATCAAGAGCATACAAAGACTATGGTGGAAGAGGAATACAGGTATGTGATGAATGGAAATATGTTGAAAATTTTATTAAATGGGCTGAAAACAACGGATATATAGAAGGATATACAATCGAAAGAATAGACGTAAACGGAAACTATTGCCCGGATAATTGTTGCTGGATTCCAGCTAATCAACAAACATGGAATACAAGAAAAACAGTATATATTCAAATCGAAAACGAAAAAATTCCCATAGCAAAAAGAGCAAGAGAACTTGGATTAAGCCCATGCCTTGTTTGGCATAGATGGAATAGCGGTATTAGAGATTATGAAAAATTGTTTTATAAAGGAAATTTATGCAAGAAGAGCAAGGGATGAAACTTGCTCTTTATTTATTGCAAAGGAGGTGTTCACCGTTGATTGATAATTCATGGGCTTTACGATTGCAAGACCAGTTATTCAACATGTTTTCACATGAAATGAAGCTGGCATATGGGAACAAGTACAAGAACCTTTACTTGACACAGGATGAAGCAGTCACAGGAACACCAAAGTTTCCGACAGTGCTAATGAGACAGATTGGTGCTACAGAAGCAGGACAGGATTTAACAGGCGAGCGAATAAACGCTGTAAGACCAACATTTCAGATTACAATTAACTATCAAGGCGAAAAAGCAGAAGACAGGGCAGAATTAGTTGATATGACCGCAACGGCTATCAACTTTTTTAAATGGAAAAGGTTTGAGATAAGCAATCCTGTTTATACGATAACCAATAAAATCAGGACGGCAACATTTAGGGCAAGCCGATTATTCGGCTCTATGGATCCACTACAATAACTATTAACTGGCACACAACAGGGTGTGTCACTGACCGCATTAATTAGCGGTAGAAAGGACGGTATATATGGCGGCAACTATAGCTGGCTTATCCAGTCTAGGTATTACGTTTGGTTATGGCGTAGAAGATACAGCAGGAACAAAACCAGATACATTTACCCAGTTGGACAGAATTAATGCTATCGGCGGTATCACAATTGAGAATGAACAAATTGATGCATCTGCACTGGAAGATTTGGTTTCCAGATACATTCAGGGGCGTGGTGATACAGGCGGTTCATTTGCAGTTACTATTAACTTTACAACAGAAACTCTCACACAGTGGGAAACGGTAATTTCTACTTACACAGCACTAACAGGTGGTAAGAGAATGTGGTTTGAGACCATTATTCCTAAGTTTGAAAAGGCTTTCTTTGTTGTGGCACAGCCACCTACAGCCATTCCTGCGCCAGAGTTTGCACAGAATGAGCTGCTTACCCTTGAAATGAACCTTACAATCGAGGAATACAAGGGCATGGAAACAAAGGTAGCATTTACCTAAGCAACAGTTAGACAGATTTTAGGGGCGGTCTTAGGACTGCCCCCTTTCTTACTAATAGTAAGGGAAAGGGAAATAATATGATGAAAATTAAAGTAAATGAAAAAGAATACACAATCAAATTCGGTTATGAACCGACACTGAAATCAAGATTGCTTTCAAGAGTAGCAAAAATGTCCGTATCTATGAAAGAGAACGCACAGGATAATATGGAGCAGATTGAAAATATGCTTTTATTTATCCCAGAAATGGTACTGGTCGGATTGCAGAAGTTTCACGCTGATGAGTTCGGCTATAACCTTGATACCAAAGAGGGTTACGAGGAGGCAAAAAATAAGGCTTTTGAGCTTGTCGGAAATTATGTAGATAATGGTGAAGTAGACGTAACAGACTTCTTTACAGATTTACAGGAGGAAATGACTTCTAACGGTTTTTTAAAGAAGATGTTCGAGAGGGAGGTTCAGAAAGAACAGGCGGCAACTCCGAACAGCAAGGAGAAAGCCGAGAATTAACATGGGAAATATACTGTAACGAAGTACGCCCTTATTGGCTTACTGTCACTAAGGGGTACGGACTTACAGTGCATGATATAGACTGGTCTTGTCCTGCTGATTTAAGACCATACGAACAGGCATACAGACTGGAAAAACAGAAAAATGACAATGACGCATGGCTTACGTTTGGCACATATGGCATATCTGCTCTTACGGTTGCTATTGATCGTTGCTTAAATGGACGTAAAGCACGTAGCAAGTACATTGAGAAGCCTATCATGCAGGAACTTGAAGAGAAGAACAAGCCATTATCGGAAGAAGAAATGGACAGACAGAGAGAGCTGTTCGTGGCAAAATTGGAAGCCATGAGAGTTAATTTTGAATTGAATCATCCAAAGGGAGTTGAAAAGAAATGAGCTATATCGGTATAGATGTATCGGCATATCAGGGAAATATTGATTGGACGAAAGTCAAGGCAGTCGGCATCCAGTTTGCCATCCTTAAAATCATCCGTAAGGACTTGAACCGTGATAAGCAGTTTGAAGCTAACTGGACAGGCTGTAAAGCAAACGGATTGACGATACAGGGCGTTTACAACTACAGCTATGCGACCACAGTTACAAAGGCTAGAAATGATGCAAGAAAAGTAGCAGAAATTCTTAATGGTCGTGAGACAATGGTATGGCTGGACGTTGAGGACAACTGTCAGAAAGGACTGGGAAGCAAGCTGATTGACATTATCAATGCTTACGGTGATGTTATCAGAAGTTATGGGCTTGCATTTGGTTTGTATACTGGAAAGTCTTTCTATAATTCCTACATCAAGCCGTATGGCGGCGTGAAATATCCTATGTGGATTGCGGCATATGGAAAGAATAAGGGAAACATGGACTTGAAGTACCAGCCGCAGATTGAAAACATGGTAGGCTGGCAGTACACATCAAAAGGTACTGTAAGCGGCGTTAATGGCAACGTTGATATGAATATATGGTATCGTGAATTAAACGAATTACAGACCGTCTACGACACGCACAATAACCCATATACAGAGCCTGCACGTATATTATACAAGACATTCCCGTGTATGCGTGGTGATGATGTGAAATGGCTACAGACGGAACTTATCTATCATAAGTGCCTGCCTGCCAAAAATGCAAAAGGCAAGAGCAATATTGATGGCATCTTAGGAAATGATACAGCCAGTGCAATCGGAGTTTTCCAAAAACGTGTAGGAATCACGGTAGATTGCAAGGCAGGAAAAGTAACAAGAGAATATCTGAAAAGATAACACAGGGGCGGTAGAGGTCATAGTCTACTGCCCTTTTTACTGGCTATCGGTTGGAGATAGTCACTCACTTTAATAGTTGAAAGCAGGTGCAGTATGGCAGAAATAGATTCACTGGAAATTCAAATTAAAGCGCAGGCAACAAAGGCGAATAATGCGATTGACAAGCTGATTACAAAACTTGATAAACTGTCTACTTCATTGAACAGCATTAATACCAGTAATTTGAATGGTCTTGCTAATAGCGTGAACAGGCTTTCAAGTGCCATGCAGAGCATGAATAATGTTAAGACTGCTGACTTTACACGACTTGCAAAGGGCATAGAGAAGATATCCACAGTAGACACAACTAAAATAAACCGTGCGGCATCCTCTATGAACCAGCTTAGTAAAGCATTTGGAAATATTCAGGCTAGTAGTTCTGCTACTGCACAGATATCAGAACTGGCAAAAGGAATTTCACAGTTAGGTTATAAATCGTCAACTAAGGCTATAGAGAATATCCCTAAACTTGCTACAGCGATGCAGGGGCTTATGACAACGCTTTCCAAAGCACCGACAGTAAACAGAAACCTTATTGACATGACTAATGCGTTGGCGAAGTTGGCAAGAACAGGTGCTTCCAGTGGTCGTGCGGCTAATTCCCTTGCAAGTAGTCTGAATGTTTTTAGCAAGTCTGCTAAAAGTGCAAAGATAAACAGCTTTTCCCTTGCTTCTGCATTTGGAAAATTATATGCATCATACTGGCTATTGTTCAGAGCGTTCCATAAGCTGGGGGAAGCAATCGACATATCGTCCTCATTGACGGAAGTAGAAAACGTTGTAAGGACTACGTTTGGCAATTATGAAAAGATGATACAGGACTTTTCCAAGACATCCATACAGGATTTTGGTATGTCAGAGCTGATGGCAAAACAGGTAGCAAGCCGATTCCAAGCTATGGGCGTTGCCATGGGATTCTCACAGAAGAACATGGCGAATATGTCTTTGGAATTAACGAAGCTGACCGCAGACATGGCATCTTTTTATGACATGTCACAGACGGATGTTGCAAGGAATTTACAGGCTATTTTCACAGGAGAGACAGAGCCTTTAAGAAAATATGGTCTTGATTTAACACAGGCAACATTAAAGGAATGGGCGTTGAAACAGGGATTAGATGCTGATATTACATCTATGACACAGGCACAAAAGGCTATGTTGCGATACCAGTATGTCATGCAGAATACAGCCGCCGCACAGGGGGATTTTGCAAGGACAGCAGACACATGGCATAACCAAATTACGGTTCTTACTCAGTCATTCCAACAGCTTGCGTCCATTATAGGCGGTGCTTTGATTAATGCATTCAAGCCATTTGTACGCACTCTGAATCAGGTTATGCAATATGTAATTGCATTTGCGGAGACTGTTACAAATGCTTTAGGTTCAATATTCGGATGGCAGTATGAGGTATCTGCTGGCGGTGTAGCCGAGGACTGGGCAGACGGCATGGAAGATTTTTCGGATGCTACTGGTGATGCGGCGAAGAACGCTAAAAAACTGAAAAATAATGTACTTGCTCTTGATGAATTAAACATTAACTCTGGAGATAATGATAAAAGTGGTAGCGGTGCAGGCGGCGGAGCAAACAAAGTTGATAAGACACAGGGCGGTCTGGTACAGGTAGATACCATTTTCAAGGGATATGAGAGCGGTATTAAGAGCTTAGAGGAATTAGGCAAGACAATTAATGCGGCTCTTAACAAGGCTATGGAAAATGTGGACTGGAATAAAATCTATGAAAAGGCTGATAATTTCGGAAAAGGTCTTGCAAATTTCCTTAATGGTCTTATATCTCCTAGATTATTTAGTAATGTAGGAAAAACAATAGCAAATTCCTTAAATACAGTATTACATTTCCTTGATTCATTTGGCACTACATTTGACTGGAAAAATTTCGGGAAGTCCTTGGCAGCAGGAATAAAAGGATTTTTTGAAAACTGGGATGCTGGTCTTACAGGCAAAACTTTGAGTACATTCGCAAAGGGTATATTGGAGGCTATGTCTGCATCTTTAAATCAATTATCCGCTGACGAAACATTTAATACCATAGGGCAAAAACTGGTTGATTTTGTATGTGGTATAGACTGGGGAGGTCTTGCATGGGATTTGGCAGGGTTCTTTATTGCTTGTGAAAATGCACTTGTAAATTTCCCTGTTGATTTTGCAGAAGGTGTCGGACAAAGAATCCTCGATAAAATATTTGGAACTGATGAAAATGGAGAAAGCAACGTAAAATTCGAGATTCCAGAAGGTGTCAAAAATAGCATTGGAACAAAATTTCTTACGCTATTTAACCCTGGTTTAGGTGTAGCAAAAGAAGCTATTGATATTATTAATACTTTGATTAAGGTAAATGACGATCTTGAATCAAATGTTTCTAAAGTAGCCGATTCAATTGAAGAAAAAATCGAATTTCTTAAATCTATGGCATTTATGAAATGGATTGAAATACAATCTTGGTTTGAAACCGACATAAAACCTTGGTTTTCTGCTGATACATGGGTTGGAATATTTGACGGAATCAAAGAAGCTGCTTCTACAAAATGGGATGAAATAAAGGAATGGTGGGCTAATTCTGCTATTGTCACATGGTGGAATGATGACGTCTTGCCATGGTTCTCATTAGATACATGGCTTACTTTACTCAACAATATAAAAGAGTCTTTTTCTACAAAATTTGGAGAAACTATCACAAAATGGAAAACGGACATAAACACATGGTGGACTGTTAATGTTGCTCCATGGTTCACTAAACAAAGATGGGACACTATGCTCACTAAAATCCCAGAAGCTTTTAAAAATGCTTTTAAATTAGCTGCTAATGGTGCTATTGAATTCCTGAACGGTGTAATCAGCGGCGTAGAAAGCCTTGTTAATCATGCTATAGACGGATTAAAAAAGTTGGCAGAAGCGGCAAGCAAAATACCGGGGATTAGCTTTAGTATTGATATACCCAATGTATCTCTTCCAAGAATCCCCAAATTTTCAACAGGTGGATTCCCAGAGGACGGACTTTTCATGGCTAATCATAACGAGCTTGTCGGACAGTTTTCTAACGGAAAGACAGCGGTAGCAAGTAATGAAATGATTGTGGCGGGAATTGAAGAAGCGGCATATAGAGGTTTCTCACGTGCGTATGAAGATAATAGCAGAGAAGCTAATTTATTGTCTGAAATATTAGATGCAGTCAGAGAGGGTAAAGAAATTTCTATTGACGGAAGAAGCCTTGTTTCCGCTGTAGAAGAAAGAAGCAATAGAAATGGATTTAGTTTTGCATAAATTATGGTAAACTTTTGTAGAAATTCCCTCTTTATTAGAGTATAATAATACCAAAATAGAGAGGGGGTTCTACAATGAACAAAGTAAAGCGAATAATTTTCATTATTACAGTTGTAACTATTATCTGGTGTACATCATGTGGAACAAAAACAGAGTATACAATTCAAGAAGAATCTTCCGAGATTGAAAGCAGTTCAGAAGAAATAGAAAGTACGCAAGATGAACCGCAAATGACTGATGAAGAAAGACTATTGGAGAATTTGACAGCAGAAATAGGAGAAGACGTTGCAAATGAAGCATTGGATATATTGAAAAATCAGATTGGTTTTTCCTGTCTGACTTTCTTACAAAAAATGGGTGATACAGATAACTACAGTATATATGCGGACGGTCAAAGCATAATTCTTACTGCAAGTGATAAGGTATACAGAGTATTTATGCCGAATAGTGATTATGTATTCTATGAGGACGATACGGTAAAAATGACTGCGAGTTCTATGCTCGATAGACAAATTGATTCGACACAGCAGTCATATTACTATATTATGGCGCAGGACATTGTTAAGAGTGCATTAAAAAATCCGAGGTCTGCTGATTTTCCGTCAATTATAACTCACGCAGGAGAAATAGCAATTCAGAGAAACGGTTCACTGGTGGCGGTTAAGAGTTATGTTGACGCAACTAATTCGTTTGGCGCAAAAGTGCGGACAAATTGGACAGTTCAATTCGTTGTATATGATATGGAAAATTTTTCGTATGAAGCCGTTTATATCAATATGGATGGTCAAAAATCGGGAGAATTTATTGATTTTGACGAGTGGACACAGTGACATAAATAATAAAATTAAGTAGGGCGGAACTTGACCGTCCTATTTTTATGCATAAAAAGTTTACAAAACATCTTGACTTTTTGTAGCTACAGTATTATATTTATTGTAGCGACAAAAAAGGAGGTGTTGATAATGTCGCCAAGAACAGGCAGACCAAAATCTGACAATAGTAAAGATACAATGATTAGAGTAAGAATTGATGATGAAACTGTAAAAAAATTACAGATTGCATCAGAAAAATTAAGCATTTCAAAATCTGAAATTGTCAGAAGAGGGATAGAAGATGAATATTTAAAAACATTCAGAAGATGAAAATAGAGCAACCGTCTCTTACGCATGGTTCGGTTGCCCTAAATTGACACAACTCCAAAGTAGAATTGATAAATATATCCTATCATTTTTACTTTGGAAAATCAATACTAAGGAATTTAAAGAAGAAAGAGGGTATATTTATGAGTAAGATTGAACCTATTAAAACTGTCATAATCCCAGAGGAAAGATACTACAAAATGGTGGAATCGTATGATGAAGCCGTGGAAGAGGTGCGCAAGCTGAAAGAAAAGGTGAAAGAGCTTTCTGCTTGCATAGAAGAGGGGAAATAGTACTCATAATCTACCAAAAAGAAACACATAAATATATATTTGAAAAGGAGTGTTTTTGATGTTGGTGGAAATTATGAAAGTAAATAAGGAAGATGTAGCGACTGTAAGCAGTTTGGATATAGCTGAGACATTTGGGAAAAGCCACAGGCATGTGTTAGAAGATATTAGAAGAATATTTAACACAATTAGTAGCGCCGAATTTTCGGCGCTATTCTATAAGAGCGATTATACTGGTGCTAACGGGAAAAAGAATCCATTATATTACATGAACCGTGATGGATTTACCCTTTTGGTAATGGGGTATAATGGCGAAAAAGCCATGAAATTTAAACTGAATTATATAAAACAGTTTAACGAAATGGAAAAAGCCTTGAAAGAAAAAATTACAGAGAGAGTAAAAGGAATAGCAGTTAGACAAGCGCTTACATTAGCTATACAGGAGTCGGGCGAAAACGATAGAATGCATGGTCATGCATACTCAACTTATACGGATTTAATCTATAAGGTAGTGTTGGGGAACAATGCAAAGCAACTAAGGGAAAAATACGGAATCGGAAAGAAAGATAATTTGAGGGATTATTTATCATCAGAAGAACTTGCAAAAGTAAAATCCGTAGAAATGGTTGTTAGCGGTCTTGTAGATTGCGGTTGGGGATATGATGAAATCAAAGCATTTATCAACAATAAGGCTATTAAGTTAATAGCTGCATAAGAAAAAAAGAAAAGCATCTACATAACGTAGGTGTTTTTCTTTTATATAAATTATTAATTATGTAAACGCAATACATTGTAAAATATACTTTGTAATGACAATGAATAGGAGGTTGACGTAATGGCAAAAGCAACACTTCCAACAAATTTTAAAGACGATATCTTAGACAAAAACATGGGTGGTCGGCGCAGATACCGAATGACTACCAATTCAGACGGAACGGTGACACTGGAAGATGTAACGACATATACACAGGTAGGTGGAGAATTTAAAGCATCTAACATAAATGACACGAACACAGCTATCAATGCGGCGGCTGACAAGAATAAGATCCTGACTACACTGGATGATGTAAAAGCCTGTACACAGTCTGGTTACATGGTGGATTGTTTGGTAATAAAAGCAATTCTGGAGGGATAA